TTAGTTTACCTGTAGTCTTTGCTTTAAGTTTTGCAACCTTCTTGTCATACATGTCCTTTGGAAGACTTGTTAAATCATCCAGCGTAACATTAAGGAGGTTTGCATCAATACGTTCGGCAATCTTTTCTTCAGCCATCTCCATTGTGATGTAGAGAACATTACGACCTTGAGACATAGCACCAGCGGCAACGTGACACATAAAAAGAGACTTACCGACACCAGTACCAGCCAGAGCAATATTGAGAGTTTTACCAGGTAATCCACCTTTTGTAATCTTGTTAAAGTAGTCCAAGTCGAACGGGATTCGTTCTTCGTGTCTGTGGTAAAATTCATATCGTTCATCACTGTTCTCCAAATAATCGTGGCCAACTGAAGTATCAAAAGTTACGGCTAAAGCGTCTGATAGTATTTTGGGAATCTGACCTTTGTCGTGCGTTTTGTCTTTTCCTTCAAGAATAGAAATGCTCCCCAATACTGCTTGGTAGATGGCCTTTTCTTGACAGAATTGTTCGGTTTTGTCAGTAAGCCATTGAATTTGGGATTTCTCTCCTTTAGTTTTCTCAATTTCTTGGATAGTAGTTTGACACTTTTCCAGTTCTGCATCTGTGAGATTTCGCCTTTCTTGGATGGCCAATACAAGCGCTTCAGACGTTGGTGCATTATTGTAAGTTTCTGTGAATGATTTAATCTCATCATAAATTAGTCTTTCTGCTCGGTCGGTGAAGTATTCACTCTTTAAGAAAGGAAGAACTTTTCTCAGGTATTCATCCGAGTAAATTAGGTTCTTCAGTATCGTTTGTTCTAGTTTCATCTATAATATCCCCATCAACATTGTCACTCATCAATTCAACCAACATATCACCAAGATAGTTCTTGAATTTAACATCATCCATAAGTTTTTTAGGCTTCACGATTGGTGATTCTAACACATCAAAAGCGAAATGTAAATGGGGCCCATCAACTTCTTCCGTTATTTTAACTTTACCATATTTGAACACCACATCTTTGTAACTACCGTTAAGTAGTTTGATGTGGGTTATAGTCTCATCACCTTTAGGGTAAATGAAACAGTAATCCACACCTTCTATCATTCTTCTTCCTGCATGATGCTACCAGTAGCAACACCATATTTGTTTGACACATATTCTTGGAATGTTTGGTCTGCCAAGATTGAAGTCCAGAACTCCGATGTATTCGTATCTTTCTCACGGTATTTCTTTTCTTCAACTTCACCAGTTTCAGAATTTACTTTACTGTACCAGCCATTGCTCGGTTTTACCACATGTTTGGATTCAAGAGCGATATCCAATAGGCCGCTCCACTTGCTAATACCACCGTCAAAAGATACTGAAACAGGGATTTTAGATTTTTCTTTGACATAACGGGACTTTTCTACATTAATGATGAAGTTATAACCAGTTATTTCTGTACCTTCTTTTTCTTGCTGGCGACCAAGAATAAAGATGTTATCGGCAGAGTAATATGAACCTGTGCCACCACCAACGATTGCTTTAGGGAACATACCAATTTCCATGTAAGTGTGATTCACTACAATCATTGGAATATCTTTCAAAGACAAGTGTGGTGTCACCATACGGAACAAACTCTTGACTTGTTTTGCTCTTGACATATCTGCCACAGACTTTTCAGATAATGCATCTTCAACTTCTTTCTTGGATGCCAAGTTACCGATAGAATCAATAACAATGATGAGGTGTTCACCACGTTCCAATTCAGTCAATTGCTTCATTACGTCAAACTTCAACTGTTCTATATCAGTAAGTGGAGTATGAAGCACCCTATCAGTGTCAATACCAAAAGAATCGAAATAGGATTGAGGAGTACCAAACTCAGAATCATAGAAAAGCAGTGCAGCATCTTCGTATTTGTCCATGTAAGATTTGGCCATCAAAAGTGAAAAAGCAGTCTTAAAGTGTTTTGATGGACCTGCCCACATTGTAAGACCTGGTGTTAAACCACCATCCAACTTTCCAGATAAAGCAATGTTGATTGCCGGTACTGCGGTTGGAATCATGTCCTTCTGTGTGAAGAACTTTGATTTGGATAGAATAGCAGAATCTTTAATGCTACTATTCTTCTTGATTTTGTCTAATATACTCATAGTGTTCCTTAACTAAAAAAATCATCAAGTGTGCTTTGCTTTTCGGTGGACCAACCAATGCAATCTAAAATCACTTTAATTGGTTCAATAAAAGTCTTGTCGAATTGTGTATCATAATCAATAAATTTGGAAATGTCAAATTCTTTTGGCAATCGTGATGGGTAAGAGATAACGGTATCTTTGAAAGGATTAGGTTTCTTCAGATAGGAAAACTTAATCTTCTCACCCTCTTGAATCTTGGGATACTTCTTTGTCAGACCCATCTTTTCCAAATTGTGATTATAAATGATTGCACCTTTCACATGGATTGGTGTACCCATTTTATATAGTGTTACTGCATCGGCGTATTTTGAAAGACCATTGATGCCACGAGGGAAAGATACTTCTTCAACAGGTAGATTCTTGAATTCTTCACGGAACTCTTGAATGAACTTGTGCATATCATTTTCGGATCCGGCAATCATGATGTTGATAGATTCTTTCATCTTTGTACGAACTGCCGCAGGTGTAGAAGACTTAATCATTTCAAGACCCATGACTTTCAGGTCAGGTTCATTATAACGAACACCTTCATTATCATAGACGTTCATGATGTATCGTTTCTTGGCAGTCCAGATACCTTTGTCAGCCAAACACTCACGTTTCATTTGCATCTTTTGTGCATATGCATTTACATAAGTGGCCAATTCTTGATACGACTTGTCAATAAACGGTTGAATCTTCTGTTCGCAAACACGGTCCATGAAATCAATCACTTTTGATTTTGGTAGACCAATATTACCATCCACACCATAAACACTATTCACCAGAGGACCAAGTTTCATATAGATTGAATCTGTGTCGGACGCAATCACATAATCCACATCAGAAGTCTTTAGAATCTTGTTCATGTACTCATTTAGTTTGTTTTCAATCCAACGAATACTCAATTTCCCAGCAGAAGTAACCCCAAGCGCCATACGCAAATCATAAAAACGGAAGTACTGACTGCCCAAAGCACCATAAGCACTGTTAAGGGACACTTTTTTAGCCAGTTGCAGATTATTAAATCTAGCGATTCGCTTTTCAATATCATACTTCTTAGTAACGTCTTTTTCATTCTCATACTCCTGCTTTGCGGCCAACATCATCTTCTTGAACTTCTTACGGTCTTCATACATTTCTGCCATCATCTTAGGTAAGAAACCTTGGAAGTCTGTACGGAAGAATTGTCCGTTAGGTGTCATGGTAACTTTATCACCAATATTTGATAGATTAACTGTCTTAACAAGTAATTTATCAACGGTTACACCTTGTGATAGAATCTCACGCATTTCATCCGTGTAGTCTTCTGGTTCAATCAATGTTTCAGGACTGATATTGTATTGCATCATCAAGTGAGGATACAAACTGTTCAAGTCAAACGATGCAACCCATTCATGTAGACCAACTTGAGGGTCTTTAACATATGCACCTTCAAATGCAGAATCTTTGTCTTGAACTTCTCGTGGAGGAACAACAATGTTATCTTGCATCAGACGGTTATATGTCAATGCATCCCACATACGAGTTTGTGCAAACACATCTTCATAGTTGCATTTGGTATCATATGCAAGAGTCAAAGCCAACTCAATCAACTTCAACTTGTCTTCCAGTTTGATAATCAACTCAACGTCTTTGATGTTATATTCAATAAACTTTTGAAAGTTCAAACGATACAAAGCATGTAGGTTGTCAAATTCTTCATATGACAGTTTACTTTCACCGATTTCAGCATTTGCAATAGCATCCAAACGATAAGACTCCTGAGATTTACCGTCAGGAGCATACCATTTGTATAGTTCAATGTAATCAAGTGATGCAACACCCATGATATCGTATGCAATCATGGAACGACCATTGATAATTGTGTTTCGTTCACCGATGTATTTCCATGGAGACAATAACTTGGCTTCATCAACACCAAGAATCTTACGAAAACGATTAATCAGATACGGAATATCAAAGAACTTGGTGTTCCAGCCAGTCAGAACATCTGGTGTATCATTGACCCAATGTTGAATGAATTTCTTGCAAAGAGTCCATTCATCTTTACATTTGATATAGATTTCTTCACCTTGAACTTGGTAATCACCACATCCAAAGACGAGTGTCATACCATTTAAATATTTCAAACAGATTGCAGTGATTGGTTCGTTTGCAAGGTAAGGATCAGGGAAACCATTTTCTGAACCAACCTCAATATCAATTACACCGATGCGAATGTGGTCTTGGTCCCACTCGACCATACCAGAATGTTGTTCACCAATGAATGCATATTCATATCTGGTGTTACCATAGACTTTAGGACCACCAGATACACCATCAAAACGCTTGATGTATTCTCTTGCTTCTTTGATGTCATCAAACTTCTTTTGCAGAAGCGGAGTACCATCTAGAGATTTAAGTTTACCGTTTTTGTGTTGGATGTAGAGAGATGGCTGGTAATCAATGCGTTGTTTCACACGTTTACCATCCATAACGCCTCGGTAAAGGATTGCATTACCGAAGCATTGTACATTAGTATAAAAATTCATTAGACAATCAATTGTTTGTTAGGAAGAACGATGCCGACACCGAAAACTTGCTTGTAGTTTTCAATAAAGTCTTCAGCAGGTACATAATGATATACCACGTTCTTTTTGGCAAGTGTAATTGTGGCACCTTTAGTTTGTGGTGCATGGATTGGAAACGGAGCAAATCCAACGTTTGGTTGTCCGTTTTGACCACGAACTACGGCGATACCTACGGGATTTTCAATCACATACTCGGTTTCAGACTCAGTTTGGATTTCTCCAAGAACATCTTCGCCAGTGATAAGTTTCAAAACAATAATTTCCATGACAAACCTTTTCGTTATAAATAATAGGATATGCGATTATATATGAATTCAGTTGAGTAGGCAACTACTTGTGTCATTTTTGCCATTATTCTATAAAAATAACGAAAGAAATGAAATGAATTTTAGAAAACTCCTTGCGGCCGGCATACTATCATCACTAAGTATTGTCTCTATCGCCCAATCCAACCCAACACTAATCAACCA